AATAATAGAAGCCTTATCAAAAGTATTAAGCCCCTTGCTCTTTTACAGACAAGGGGTTTTTTGTTAACATCTCCACTATAATGTTGTATAATATATCTATAAAGGAGTTCATTATGGGTAAAAGAAAAAGAGCCTTAAGGAATTTAAAAAAGTTTGGCAAGAAGTTTGCTAATAAATTCGGGCTTGCGGCCGAGGAAACTAAGGCAGAAGAGCCTGAGATCTTAGAAGAAGTCGTAGCACCAATCATCGAAGCGACGGTTCTAAAAAAGCCAGAGCCTAAAAAAGTTGTAGAGGCAAAAAAATCAGCACCCAAGAAGCCAACAGCCAGAAAGCCAAGAAAAACTACCACCAGAAAGCCAAGAAAATCGGCGAAAAGAAAAACAACGAAATCTAAAACCACTTAGACCCACTCTTTTTTAAAGCCACTCAACTAATTACTATGATTAGGAGAATTAATGAATGGCTATACCAACTTTAACCCCGGCTAGTACAGCAAATAAGTCAGTGCTGCCTTCAGTGGGCACCAGTGCAAATGTTGCGGCTACTTTGCCATATGGCATATATGCTTCAAGCGATGATTTTTTAAATGGCGCTGTTGATCAAGTTGCTTATGTTTATAAGAAGCTCGGCGGCGACGTATTAGATGTTGAATTAACAGAGGGTAATGTTTATGCTGCTTATGAAGAAGCTGTATTAGAATACTCTTATCTCGTTAATATTCACCAAGCCAAAAATTCACTTGGCGATTCGCTGGGCAATACGACTGCTTCTTTCGATGAAGACGGCCAAATCAAATTGGGGGAATCATTAAAAGATAAGAATATCGAACTAAGATATCCTAGATTCACATTTAGTCACACTCAACGCGCTTCAGATGGGATGGGAACAGAGGCGGCCCCAGTTGCCGGCGGCGATTTGACGGTCTATTCAGCTTCTATTGATTTAACTGCTAGCATACAAGATTATGATTTACAGTCTATGATAAAGAGTGGTTTTGACATGGGTAATTTTGGTTTTGATTCCGATGATACGATTGGCAATAGAAAGATTACAGTTAAAAAAGTATTTTATGTATCCCCTAGGGCAATGTGGAGATTCTTTGCATATTATGGCGGCTTAAATGTAATTGGTAATATGTCAAGCTATGGCCAATATGCAGATGATTCGACATTTGAGATTGTCCCGACTTGGCAAAATAAATTGCAAGCTATAAATTATGAAGATAGTATCAAAACAAGAATTTCTCAGTATTCTTACGAAATTCAGAATAATAAAATAGTAATATACCCACAGCCAGATGGACTTTACCCAGATAAACTTTGGGTAAAATTTTCTATACAAAAAGACGCGTGGGACGAACACGGCGATCGATCGAAAGGGCATGACGGCGTTAACAACATGAACACTCTGCCATATGCTAATATACCTTATGATAGAATTAACAGTATTGGCAAGCAGTGGATACGCCGCTTTGCCCTCGCTCTGTGCAAAGAGATGCTTGGGCACATTAGAAGTAAGTTCGGCGGTATACCGCTGCCCGGAGGCACTGTAACGCTTGACGGCGCGACTATGGTAACTGCGGGCAAGGCTGAACAAAAAGAACTGAGAGATGAACTTAAGACGGTCCTTGACGAATTGACATATGCTAAGTTGGTCGAAAGAGATGCGGGGATAACAGAAAACGCCGGCAAGGTATTAAGTAAGATACCAATACCAATATTTATTTGGTAATAGAGGATAAACTGAATGGCAGACAACGAATGGTCACAACCAGATGCGCCCCCACCTCCATTATTTATTGGTGAAAAAGAAAAGAATTTAGTCAAGCAATTTAATGATGAAATTCTAGAAAGAGTCGCCGGCCAACAGGTATTATATTATCCAATAAGCGTTGAGCATTCTGAATATCATGAAGTTTACGGAGAGGCAATAGAAAAATCGTTTTTAGCCCCAATAAGAGTTTATGCTGCTGTTGCTTGGCAAGGAATGGTTACAGAAAGCGGCAAATTTGGAGTGGACAGAAGAGCAGCAATTACTATTCGTTTCCACAAGAGAAGATTAACAGAAGATCAAGATCTTTATGTTAGGATGGGCGATTTTGTTTTGTATGGGGACATTCACTATGAGATAGTTAAGTTAGATGAGCCAGCGCAATTGTTTGGCCAAATCGAGACGAGATATGAAATTGTTGCTACATGTATAAGAGCTAGGGATGGTAAGTTTAATGCCAAGTGAAAAAGTTATAAATTTAGAGCCTTCAAGTTTTGAGACCATCGATACTGCAGTGTATGATTGGATCAGTGGTTTGGAGCTATATGCTACGACAAATGATGGCTGGAAAAAAACACCAATTATTTGGATAACTGCGGAGCGCGCTTTTCAGATTAAAAATAAAAAAGAAACAAGAACTGTTGAGTCTGATTCATTGGTGTTCCCTTTGATCTCAGTCGAAAGAACGGCCGTTGCCAAGGCAACTGCTGACAAGCGACCAATTCCAGCGCACTTATTTCCGAATAAAGATTATAGAGGCGGCACTCTTTCTTTTACAAGAAAAATAAATCAAAGCAAAACAAGAAATTTTGCAAATGCTGAAATGCTTGCTGCGAATTACGGCCAAATAAACTTTCCAAAAAAAGATGCATTTGGTCGAAAAATAGAAAATAAAAGAGTTGTTTATTACAATTATACAGTTCCATTGCCAATATATTATGAAATAAAATATGAGATTAATTTAAGAACAGATTATCAACAACAAATGAATGAACTAATGCAGCCATTAATGACCTATACTGGTAATATAAATCAATTTATTATTAGAAAAGGAGGCCATTTTTATGAAGCTTTTATTGATGGAACTTTTACTATGACCAACAACGCTGCTAATTTGGCAGAGGCCGAAAAAAGTTATGAAACAACAGCAACCATAACAGTGCTTGGTTATTTAATGGGCGCCGATAAAAATCAAATTACTCCTAAAGTTACGATAAGAGAAAACCCCGTAAAATTAAGATTCCAGAGGGAAACGGTAATGCTTGGCGATATAAATGAGTACGGCATAAAAGACGGGGAAGAAAAAGAACCATTCCGCCCTTAGTGTGGTTTTTTAAGTTTTCAACAACTATTTATTGATAGCAAAGTTATAAATACTAGGAGAATTGACATATGAGCGCGAAAAAATTTAGATTTGTTTCACCCGGTATTTTCTTAAATGAAATCGATAACTCTCAATTACCAAGCGAACCAAGAGATATCGGGCCACTGCTCATCGGCAGAACTCAAAAGGGACCAGCGATGCGCCCTGTGCAGGTTGATTCGTTTGCGGACTTTGTTGACGTTTTTGGCGAGCCTCATCCGGGTGGTGACGGCACAGATGTATGGAGAAACGGAAATTTACAAGCCCCAACTTATGCGTCATATGCAGCGCAGGCTTGGTTAAAGAATTCGCCAACAATTAATGTTGTGCGTCTGCTCGGCAAAGAGCATGTTCAGAAAACGACTGATGCGGGCGAAGCCGGCTGGAAAACTGATAACTCCTTGGGGGCTGCAGCTAGTGGCAAAGGCGGCGCGTATGGCCTTTGGGTATTTGATGCGAATCTGGCGACATCCGGAAGCGGCGTGGCCACGATAACTTGCGACGACGGCGATGCCACCGACAGCGGTCAATTTACAGAAGGTGAATATGTTAAATTCACCGCTACAGATGGCACAGTAGGGATATTTATACTTTCTGATGCCTCTGAACCCGACGCAGTTGCATCAGGTACTGAATTGGACGAAGATTCAGATTTGGGAAGCAGCACTCCAGACGCAGATTTATTGGCTCAAGGTGTTTGCATCGCTGTTACTTGTAACTTGAATACAAATTCACAAGCTGTTGTATTAAATGAATTTAAAGATACAATTGGATCAACTGATTCACCAATAAAAGACAAAATTACAGCCGGCGCCTATGCTCCTGTAGCCAATGGTGAGCAATCAATCACATTCACTCAAGCCACCCTTGGCACCGCCGGGAACAACACGGTAACTACAAACATAGGTCTCTTCGAGGCGACCGGGTTCACCGGTGGCCAAGACGGCGGCACAGGCCACACACAAGCCACCGGCTCATTGGCGGCAGTTTGGTACGTATCCGAAGGCTATGTTGGCTTGACGGGCACCACCACTGCAAATGCGGCCACAGCCTCCGCTCGTGGAGAATTAGTCTTATCAGACGGCAGTGGCAATTTTACGCTTAGCGTTGTTGGCGACGATGAAGCTGTCGCGAAAAAGATCGCATTTAGTTTAGGCGCAGGTAGTAAAAACTTCATTAGAAAAGTCTTTAACACCAATCCAGCGCTTACAAATGGTGATATTACCGATAGCACTGAAAATTATTGGCTAGGCGAAAGTTACGAACATGAATTCGCCAACGATTGGAGTAACGGTGTAATTTCATCTAGTTCTGACGGGGTACCATATGGTGTTAGCGCAACATACGCCGGCGTTATTTTAGGTCTTGGGCCATCTGATTCAACTACCGCAACAAGACAACACGGCCACCGCAGAATTGCGTTTAGTCAGGCCCTCGATGCCGCGCCGTACACAGGGTGGTACTTTTCGCAAGATTTAGGCGGCGGTGCTGTTTCTGCTAGCTATGATCATGATGATATGCAAAAATTGTTTAGATTTCATGCTCTTGATCATGGTGCGTGGGTTCAGAACAATATTAAGGCTTCAATTGCAAATATTAAATATTCATCTGATGAATTTATTAAGTACGGTACGTTTGATGTTTTGGTTCGTAGAATTAGTGACACTGACAAAGCTCCGGTTATCTTGGAAAGATTTAGTAATTGCGACTTGAATCCGAATTCACTAAACTACGTTGCTAGAAAAATTGGCGATTCTTATGTTACATATGATACAACTGAGAGGCGCTTGGTTGAAAAGGGGCAGCATCCAAATTTTTCTAAGTACATTCGCATACAAATGAATGTTGACGTTGATTCGGGCGCCTCAAATGAAGAATACTTGCCATTTGGCGTATACGGACCTTCGAAGTATAAAGACTTTACTCATGTAAAGCCCACAACTCCGACAGCCACCGGCACCGATTGGTCTGAAGCAAAAGCATATGCTTGGGGCTACGGCGGCAGTTCCCAACAAGTTGCCGGCGGCCTCGCAGGCATTTCAAACACCAATAACAACGCCGTAAGCTCAAGCTCTCCGTATGTGGGAGCCGACACGTCTACGAAGACCCCCGGCCTTGGCGGCGGTACTGCACTTAAGTTTAGATATCCAAAACTCCAGACGCGGGTTTCATCTTCACAAGATGAATTGGCCAGTGTAAAGCAAGCATACTTTGGAGCATGGACTGGCAAGAGCAAAACCAGTTCTAAATTTAATCCCGGCGTCAGAGATCTGATTAGAACAAAGGCAGAAGATATTAATGGCACTGATAATGGCGATTACACTGAATATATGTGGAAGTTCTCATTAGACGAAATTAGAGCGGAAGATGAAGAAACAAACTTTGTTTGGCAGCAGGGCTGCAGAGTGTCGGGCGCTTATGGTGGATTTGACGGCCGAAACAACAACAATACCGGATTTTCTCAATTTCAGTCGGTAACTGCACAAAGTGCGACAAGCTCTTACAAAGATATCTTAGATTTAAATGTCAGAGCGTTTACTAGCACATTCTATGGCGGCTCAGATGGCTTTGATATTACAGAGAAAGAGCCTTTCCGAAATACACTTTTGGAAGGTAGAACTGAAAAGAGTCACTATGCTTTTAACTCAATTAAAGAAGCCATTGACATTGTTAGCGATGCAGAAGTGGTCGAGTATAACTTGGCCGCAGTACCGGGCTTGACTCACGAGGGCTTAACAAATCACTTGATTGAGACAGTCGAGGCCCGCGCCGACGCGCTAGCGGTTGTTGATCTTAAGGGCGATTTTGCACCGGCTGCCGAAGGGAGCACCGGCGTTACTTACGGCGCAGTATCGACTGCTGTCAATAACTTAAAAGGCCGCGGCCTAAACTCAAGTTATGCGTGTGTATATTACCCATGGGTACAGATTAGAGACACCCTTTATGGCAATCTTGTTTTTATACCGCCATCTGTTGCGGCCATTGGAGCAATGTCATATACTGATAGAGTCCGCGCGCCATGGTTCGCGCCTGCCGGATTTAATAGAGGCGGCTTGTCAAGCGGCGTTGCTGGTTTACCAGTTGTGAACGTAACACAAAAGCTTACTTCAAAGGATAGGGATGATCTTTATGAGGCAAATATTAATCCAATTGCTTCATTCCCCAACGAAGGCATTGTAATTTTTGGACAAAAGACGTTGCAAGTTACTAGAAGCGCTCTCGATAGAATTAATGTGCGTAGGCTGTTGCTCTTTGTAAAAAAGGGAATTTCTACTATTTCGGCAGACATTCTATTCGAACCAAACTTAAAAGAGACGTGGGATAGGTTTATTGCCCGAGCAGAACCTTTCTTGGCAGACGTAAAAGCTCGATTTGGTCTAACGGGGTATAAATTGATTTTGGATAGTACAACTACAACCGATGACTTGATTGATCGTAATATTATGTATGCCAAGGTTTTCCTTAAGCCGGCACGAGCAATTGAATTTATTGCGGTTGATTTTATAATTACCAATACGGGCGCAGCGTTTGAGGATTAAAGGGAGAAAAAATAATGCCGAACCACACTAAAAAAGCAGCTTCAACGCCGACATGGGCAACAACGTCGATGGAACCCAAGCGCAAATATAAGTATATTTTAGTACTTGGAGAAATTCCTACTTGGGTTGTAAAGTCTGCGAAAAGACCAAGCTTTTCTGTTACAACCCCACAAGAACATCCGTTTATGGGCCATGTATTTAAATTCCCCGGACGCGTTAAGTGGGATCCAATGGAAATAGTTTTAATGGATCCAATTAATCCTGAAGTTGCATCGAAAGTTTTGGGCATTGTCGAAGATGCTGGTTATGTAACTCCCGATCAATGGGGCGATGATCCCAATAAGGCACTTTGGCTAAAAACTCTATCAAAAAGAAGGTTTGTTAATGGAAATTTAGGCGTGGTTTCCATACAAACGCTTGACTCTGAAGGAGTGGTAGTCGAAGAGTGGCAACTACACAATGTTCAGATTACTAAAGTTGATTATGGCGCTTTGGATTACGGCTCAGAAGAGTTGTTAACGGTTACTGTTAGTTTGGCTTTTGATTTCGCCAAACACAGTGTTAAGAACCAAGGTGCCTGATATTTTTTAAAAAACATCTAATTACTATAAGATGTCAATATTTGCTGCTAAAAATTTAGCTCGCCGCCATACCGATGTTCTTTATGGAAAAATATCGAAAGAAGAGCAACAGAATAAAGCATCTCTCGACAATGTATACCAACAAGACCTACAACAATCTTATAGATATACTTTAGATGTCGCCGGCGTCGCCGCAGCTTTAATAACAAATGTTAAAAGACCATCTTATTCAATAGAGTCTGAAGAATACACTCTTTTAAATCATAAAATTTACTTTCCCAAGGGACATGTTAAGTGGGAACCAATAACATTTACCATTAAAGAGGTTTTTTCACAAGATCTTGCGAATTCTGTATTTGGCACATTAATGAAAAAGCTGCAAAATACGGCGTATGATCCCCCTAATATCATAAGTCCTTTTACAAGCTTAAAAGATCTCAGCAAATATGATTTAATACGATCACTAGGTTCAATCAAGATCAACATGTATACTCCGGAGGGTGAAATATATGAAGAGTGGTTATTGCGAGAACCTTTCATAGAAAGTTTGACCCCAACAGATCTTGCTTATGGGAATGACACTTTAATTGGTATAGTTGTAAAAGTTAGATATGATTGGGCCGAGTTAACTTATAATAAAAAATAAAGGAAAAAATGATTGATAATTCAAGTAAATTTGTGGCGCCACAAATACCAGTGCCACAGGCGCCGCCAGCCGGCCGGCCACCACCGTCGACAGCGCCACAAGTATCAGTGCCACAGGCGGTGCCGGTCGCGCAGCCGCTACCGTCGACAGCGCCACAAGTACAACAACCCATGCCGATGCAACCAGTGTCTGCGCCACCGCCGCAGCAATATGGGTATTCGCTTCCGGCTGAGTTTGTTAAGTTGCCTTCTGCTGGTAAATTTTATTCTAGAAGCTCTACATTACACAACAAAGAAGAGCTTGAAATTACATATATGACAACAAAACAAGAAGATGTTTTATCGAACCCATCTTATATGGCCAAGGGTACCACTTTAGAGAAATTAATTGAAAGTATTTTGGTTGATAAAGCGATCCGCGCTAGCGAATTGTTGTTGGGCGATAGAAATGCAATATTAATTGCAGCAAGGGCCAGCGGATATGGTCCAGCATATGGAATTAATATAAGTTGTGGAAATTGTCAGACTACGCAAGATGTGATAATTGATTTAAATGAAATACAGGACAAAAGAATTGATTATACTGGAGTAAAAATGACTGAGCGGGGGACTTTTGTTGTAGAGTTGCCCAAGTCGAAGGTTTTTGTGGAGTTAAGATTATTAGCTATTGCAGATGAAGCAAAATTAGCACAACTGTTTATGAAAAAAATGGAACACAACCTTCCGCCGGAACCTATTTCTGAAAAGCATCGCACAACAATCGTTTCTGTTGACGGCGATTCAAGTTTTGCAGCGATTGCAGACTTTGTTTCTAAAATGCCGATTTCAGATTCCAAATATCTTCAAAAAAGGTATAAAGAATTAACTCCCGATATGGATTTCATATATCGTTATGAGTGTGAAAGTTGTAATCACCAAAACGAAGGAGGTATACCGGTCGATGCCACATTTTTTTGGCCTGACAACTGAATATATGGATGATGTTTATGGAATGTTTTTTGTAATGAAAAAACATGGCAATTGGGGGTTTTTTGAACTGTATGCTCTGCCGCTAAGACTAAGAGATTGGTTTTTTAAGAAGCTTGTTAATAGTTATAACACCGAGGACGAAGGAGAAACTATGTAATGACAGAACAACAAAAGGAACAAGCAAAGCAATGGAAAAAATGGCTTAGACAAAAACTTGGCAACACCGCGGCCGGCCGCGCTGCCGTGGCTGCAATTCCTGTTGATAAAATTATTAAAGCAGGATTAGTGGATTTCATGCAGACCATCGCGATGTCATACGCCGGCCAAGTGGCGGAATCCGCCGTGACCGCCGGCGCCGAAAGATTATTTGGCGAAAAGGCAAAAGCCGGCTTTTTCCATGGCGGAATAATGCAAATGGAATCCTTCGGCCGTACATTGTTAAAAACTGGCGGATTTTTAAGCGAATTCCAAGTGGGTCTCGATGATCTTGGCAGATCTCATTTTACAGAATCGGCTAGGCTTGCCGGCCACATAAAAGAGATGAGGCAATACGGCGTCAGCTTTGATGACTATACCAAGGCCGCCACGACTGTTGCTGACAGTTATATGGGTGTTGTTAATAAATCTTTTAGAGATCCCGGGGTAAGAGATTCAATCCGACAACATGTTGCAATATACGAAGAGCTTGGCATTGGCGGCGCCGTTGCAACAGACGCTTTTAATCTTTTTGGTACGGTTTTGGGCAACCGCAGCGACGACGTAATCAAAGCTACAAATCAGATGGATGCTCTTGCAAGAATATCGGGCCAATCATTAGGTGCAATAACCAAGGACGTACTTGCCAATAAAGAGTCTTTCGTTGGATTTATGGATCCCGAATCTATTGTTAAAATCGGCGGGGCATTACAACAATATGGAAAACAATTAGGTATCGGCATGATCCCGGTTTTAAATATCACTGAGAAATTTGATACATTTGAAAGCGCTTTTGATACTGCTGCTAGATTAAACCAAGTTTTGATGAGATTTGGCACTTCGATCGACCCTAGAAAGCTGGTAGGAATGACCCCAGAACAAAGAATTAAGGAATTAAATAGAGTGTTTAGCGGCATTAAAGGCCAAATGATGACACAAGGGCCTGTTGTTAGAAATCTGCTTATCGGCGCTTTGGGCGATATTGTTGGTAAAAAAGAGGCAGCAGCGCTTATCTCAGGTAGGCTTGAAGAAGCAAAGGTTGTACCGGATACGGCTAGAGTAGAAGATTTTGCCAAGAAAGCCGCAAAAGCAATTGTAGACCCGATGCAAAAATTGGTAGCAACAATTTCAGCAATGAAATTAACCATGACAGCAGATCCAGAAATGCTTGAAAAGCTTTCCACCGCCTTCAGTAAATCTTCAGATCAGCTTATGGGTGCGTGGGATAAGATGGGCCCTAATTTGGGTGAAGCAGTGACGAATTCTTATATAAAGCTGGCTGAAACAGTAACGACAAAAAATATTGATGAACTCGCGAATGTTGCATCGGATACATTTTGGAAAGAATGGTGCAAATCGCTCACACCGATGCAGCGCCGCACCGCCGCCGGCAAGACCAAGGCCAAGTGTGATTCTCTTGTACCCGGATGAAACACACAGCCGCATGCAAGCATATTTTTTGTTTCTATTCTAATTATAGAAAGGAGATTTAATTATGGCAATAAATTTTGGCGGCTTAGGGGAAATGGCTGGCGGCTTAGTCGCGACAGATCCAACTCTTAGTACTTGTTCACCCACAGAAGCGGCCATCAGACAAAATTTGCCGTTTACAGATATACAAATATCTTTTCCAAAATTTGCCGGCAATACTGGGTTGCTCGGATCGATGGCTGCCGGCCTGCTTCAGAGTAATTCTGTTACATTTCCTGCATATATTAAAAACTTTAAAGATGATTTTAAGCCTCAATGGAACTCAGTGAAGGTTTTTGGCCGCCCAGATAGTATCCCTGTTTATGAAAGAACAGAGAGATCGGTTACGCTAGGCTTTTTAATACCTTGCTATGATAAACATGATGCAGCAGAAAATTTAAAAAAAATAAACACTTTAACCAGCAATCTTTATCCCTCTTATAAGAAAATTGGGACGCAGTCTGATGCATGGTTTAAAAGAGCATTTGGGCAAGAAGACGATCCGAGACCAGAAATAATGAGCAGCCCTCCGCTTATTCGCGTTAAATTTGCCAATTTGATTTTGAGCCACTCTGATGGAGTCTCAGGTTTGCTGGGATATGTTACAGCATTTTCTTCAGATTTGAATATACCACAAAAGGGCGTGTTTCTTCACGGATCAAGGAATTCTTCTGGTGCGATTCTTCCTCGTGCTATCGACGTATCATTTACATTCACTGCACTACATGAAAGAACCCCCGGTTGGGATGTTGCATCAAAAGATTTTATTGGTAGAGGAACCCTTCTGGGTGGAGAATATCCATATAATACGCCCCTTACGTTTGGAGGCTTAAACCCCCCAATGGGTGACAGCGCTGATGTAGATTCGGAGATAGCTATGCATGCAGTTACAGGCAATAAAGTATAGAGTTTAAAAAAAATGAGTATAGACAGATATAATAAAGTAAATGTTTTTTTAAATGAGGATATAAATTATAAAAAAACATTTAAAAAACAGTTTGGCGCCAAATCAGCACTTAGGCAACATGAAACTCAACATTTAGATTATCCTGGCTTTTTTGATGTTTTTTCTTTTAATTATAAAACTCATATTTGGGGATTAGGAGATCGATATTATAAACTTGCTCATGTTTATTATGGAGATTCGCGATACTGGTGGGTGATTGCGTGGTTCAACAAGAAGCCCACAGAACAACACGTAAAGTTGGGCGATATAGTTAAAGTGCCGCTGCCACTGGAAACTGTTTTAACTTCTTATGGGTTGTAAAAAATGTCAAATGAATTTACATGTTTTTTCCCTACAAATAATAATGAGCAAGGCTGGATAAACGACTTTGTTTTATCTCAGGCAAGAAGGCCCGGCAGTGATTTACAAAAATTTCTTTTTTCGGATGGCGGCCTATCAGAGAGTGCCCTTGCCGGAAGAGATAATAAAATTTTTAGTTTACATCCAAAATATAAAAATCAATTAGAAACAGAATTGCGCCGCCGCCTTGATGATTCACCAGCCGACAAGAAGAAAGCCCGGGAAGAAAAAGAAAAATATATAAACTTTATGTTGAATATAAGTTCAGCGCAACTTGCAGCAATGTCTCCCTTTATAAGCCTTTATATTGTACGCAAAGATGATTTTGGAAAATGGAATTTACAAAAAAAAGAGCCAGTTAGATTTAAGAACACAACGGATGTTAACTTTATAACGGAAAATATTGAAAATTATGCCAGAGGTTCTGACGCAGGCATAAAAGAAGTTTCAGTTGCTCGGCGCCAGCCTCGTTTTGTGGTAGACAATTGGGAGATTGAGATTAATTATTATTTTTCTAGCCTGGCCGCTTTTGCTAAAAAAACAAATGGCGCCGGCCCGGGCGAATTTACAGCAAAGGAAAAAAGAGATAAGGTTAAATACGAATATATTAATACTATAATAGAAAAATTAAAAGAAGACGAAGAAAGGCTCATTTTAGAATATGGATGGAATTTTAATGATAACATCGAAGATGAGATAATCCCGCCAGATATAAAACAAATAATTAAAAAACAAGAAGTTAAAACGCTGTGGATTTCTTGGAAAAGTCATAGTTTTAATTTTACGGAACGCGGCGAAATAGAATTAAATGTTTCATATGTCGGCGGCCCAATAGGTGATATGTTTTATAAAGAACGGGCGGCAATTCTACCTAAAGATAAATTTTTATTGGGAAGATTTCTTTCAAAACAAGAAGCGAAAAAAATTGGAGAATTACAAAAACTATATGCAGAGAAAGGGGATAGAGAGAAGAGATTGAACGCCTTAAGGAAAAAAGGAATTAAATCTAAAGAGTGCAGCATTTCAGAGACGAAAGCGCGAATAAAAGCAGTAGAGGCGAACAACACCAAGCCCGCGAGGTCGATTAAAGAAATTAATAAAGCAATTTATCGCAAAGAAACTTCAATGTTGTCTGATTTGGCGGGCGTAATTCTTAATACCATTTATAATAATCGAGCAATGTTTAATATGTCTGTGTTTTCCTTTACGCCACAGTCCGGCGACGCGCAATATGAAGAAATCCAAACAGCGATAAAAATTGTTAATTCGTATAATGAAGATGTTAAGTCTTCAAACAAAAAATCTATAAGCTTTGTTTCTACGGCAAACCGCGTCAAACCTTTCACAGATTTAAAAACTGAAATAGAGGCCGCCGTCTGGAAAGACAAAGTAGTTGATGTGTGCAAGACGGAATACAACACTACTTATGAAATAAAAAGCACTGTTAAGGGCGCCCCAAAGCCCGGAGTTTTAAAAGCAGACTTTGAGAAGTTCGTAGCCGGGGTCGCCCACAAAGGCCCAGGTCAAGGAGGAGGCCCAACGGATGAACCCGGTACAGCATGGAGATTTAATTTTTTTCCATTGCGGGCCCTAGTACAAGCAGTTTATGATCTCGCCGGCGAGGATGCGAAAAAATGGCCTGTTGTTTGTTTCGGAAATACTATTTTTCGTTCAGTAGGTAATGAAGTGTGGGTAAATATTGGAGATATTTTAGTAACTGTGGAAACATTTTCAAAGTGGCTATATAAGCTTATTTATCGCGACCGCAAGATTAATTTACCAATTGGTGATTTATTACAGGAAATAACAATAAATTTAGCCAATGAAGCATTGTATCACAACGCCACAGCCGGCATTAGTAATTTTAGCCTAGGCACAATAAGGTGGGATCAGTATATGGTTGACAGGGGGTTCGGGCCCCTGCATAACAATGCTTTGTGGAATTTATATTATGCCGATCATTTTTTTGGTGCTGTTTCGCCAAAAAAAGCACCAGAAGAAAAAAAAGCTTTGGAATTTTTGGTGGGGGAAATAAAATCTTCAAGGGAAGTAAATGCTACGGGAGAACCAATGATTCTGGTGCACTTTGTTCCAAATGAAGATTCAAGAAGAAGTAGTTTTTTAGGAACAACCTCATTAGTCAAAAAAATGTTCGATCGAACAAACGATCATGATTTGGGTTTATATCATATTTATATTGGAGGTTCACGAGGTTTGCTTCGGAATATAAGTTTCAGCCACAAAGACATGGAGAAATTAAGATCTGCAATTGCGCTGCAGAATCGTGACTCTACGGCTGGTTTTTTTAAAGCTACATATTCTGCGGCCGCCAACTTAATAGGCAATAATGTATTTCCCAACGCCGGCGTTTTTGTAATTCCTCGCAGCACACTAGGTTTAAACGGCATAGAAGATCCCGGGATATCCGGCTACTACGCAATTCATGAGACGAGAGATTCTATCGGCCCGGGGAAGTATGAAACAAGCGTGACTGGTACAAATTATTATAGTGAAAAAATAAGTGATGACGTTCCTGATGAGCCGGTTTACCCGATTTCGAAAGCTCCGGTGTTGGCTGAATATGTGGCAGAAGTGTTGATGAGATCAGAATATGCCAAAACACATGAATTAAAAATTATAGAAAAACAAAGGAAAAAGGAAAAATAAAGGCAGAATAATAAAATGGCAGTTTATAAAAATAAATTTGTGCTTGAAGCCGAGAGAATGGTCAAAGTTGGCAAATATATTGCCAAAGCGTGCACATTGAAAAAATTGAAAGAAGGCGACCCCGCCGCACGCGTTTTGTCTGATAAAGAAAGTTTTCAAGATTTAGAGAAATTCAAAAATATTGAAGCCAATTATAAAGAGATAAATATTGCAGTATTAGAGGAGTTGGAAAAAAATAAATTTCAAAAACAACCAAAAATTAAATTGCCGCCACACAAAGAAAAGAAAGAGTTGCTCTTAGAAACAGAAGGTATAGTCTCTAGAGCTATAAATGATGCATCCACTAAAGACCTATTTGATGGTAGAAAAAATTATAAAGAACTTGTTAATGATTTAAATTACCCTAGAGGCGGGGCTGGCCAGACAAAAATCAAAAGGAAAGAGTTGGGTAAAGAAAAGTGGGCGTGGGCCCTTGATGCATCCGGGGTGTTTCCTTTCGATGTAGTTAAGTCCGCCGGGTTGTATGGTGGTAGCGTAGCTGCTTTAAAGAAGAAGTACGAAAAGCCGGGATGGAAGTTGGTTCAGTACGGAAAACACTACCACACAGTGGAAAAAGGAAAGCCTTATTTTGTCACTATTAGTAAAGATAATAAGCCTGTACCGAAGCCGTGGTCTGAAAAACCGTTTGATACATATTACGTAATATATCTGAAAAAAGTCGACGCTCCCGGTATTTTCGACAACCAACTTGACATTTGGTATGAAATGCCTTATTACGGCAAAGCCAACCACCTAGGTCAACTTCACATATTAGAAGGCGGGCCACTACATTGTCCGGTAAAACTGGGAGAGGCAGCGATGGCCGCCAACGCCGCGAGATTAAAAGCAGAGGATGTGACTAAAGCTTCGAAGCCGATTATCGACAAGGGCAAAGAAGATGACGCAACACAGACAGAAAAAGAAGATTCTATGCTGGCATCAAGACGTGCGGAAGAAGCAAATTTGGAGGCCAAGGCGGCTATAAAAGAAGCTGAATCAGGCAAAATATACGCTCCTCATTTTGTAGCACTCGCTTTCAGGCGCTTTCAGGAAAGATATAATGAAAGAGCCAGATCAAAAGCGGGACGATTAAGCCCAAAAAGCAGATTTTTAAAAATTATTGAACCTAAAAAAGGGTATCAAAATAAAATGAGGGCTTATGAAGACTTTTTAGCCGGAATAAAAGAAGATTTTTTTGCAGACGTTTTAGAGGGGCTAGAAGATAGCAAAAAAATTAAAAATATTGACGACTTTTCTGATCTTTTAATGGCCCATTTGAAAGAAATTGATGAGCCAATAACGATGGTCGGATATTTTGAGAAATATTTAAACCTATACATGACAGGCTTAGCCGTTGATATACATGACGGCGACCCATCTTCTGATGAGGAAAAAATTCAATTTTTAGAAGATCCAAATTATCCTGTATATGCATATTTTGCGAAAGAAGAAGGATTCAAAATTGATCCAAATGTGCCATGGCGACTTATAGCTGATGTGCGCATGGCAGATATGCAGAAAGATATTAATAGCGCCCTTTTCCAGGCTGCCGTTGCCGCAGACGGCTGGAAGGCTGCGGCTAAAAGTTATGCTTCGGTCAACGACACTATAGGCGTTTTTAAATATTATAATTCAGTGGTTAATGATAATGCTAACAAGATTACTTTTAGTTATAACCCCGGTGAGTGGCCTTTAAATGCGCAAAGTTATGTTTTGGAACCCACCGCGAAGTGGTATAATGAGTTTGTTTCAGCAAATCCACATTATATAGTTGTAGAGAGTACTTTAGGTGGAACAAAAGTTGTAAAAAAGAAAAGAAACGTTTCGATAATGTCCAATATCACTACATTAATATTTTATGCCAGAGTAAGAAACTATGAATGTAGAAATGCGCTTTCGACATTTAAGTTTAAAATATTAGAAAAAACACTTAAGCAGATTCAAGGCGCAGCGCCATGGCTTGGCCAAGCCAACGCCACAGACCGGGTTCTTGATATGATCGAAACAATGCTTGGTACATACGCCGCCAGAAATCTGCCCTTGGAACAAAAAGCCTTGACAAAAATTGAAAAATCGTGGACAATGGTATCATCGTTTACGAAATATTTATGATTTTTCAAATACTAGACAACAAAACTGAATGTAAAACCATTTATGCGTCCGGGGAACTTTATAAAGAAGCGCCATCAGACTTAAAGGGCACTTGGGAATATAAGCCCGATTTACCGCCCGAAGTCGAATTTGCAAAATTATATTGTAAAGGCAGTCCCATAGGAGACGCTTGCCCAGAACACTTAAAGAACGAATGGACTAAAGCCAGTGGCAAACTTAAAGCATATTTAAATTCTTTTATGCAGGCAAAAATTTCGCTGAAAGAACACTGCTTTTATGATTTGGTTCCGCAGCATTTTCTTTTAGATTTTTATGAAGTTAAAAATAAGATAACAAAGCATATTTTTGACACTTATGAAAAGCCTGAAAATTATGATTTTTTATTGCAACTTGCGGAAGTTGTTGAAGACATAAAAAGCCGGCCATTAAATCTAAAAATAAACAAATTAAGCCAATCGAGCCATCGGCTTGCAACTAGAAACTTCTTGAAGCGTTTAAAAAAGGCAGAAAAGCGCATTAAGTATAATATATTTGGTACAAAAACGGGCAGACTAACAACAGAACCAAAGTCTTTCCCCATTTTGACACTTAAAAAAGAATATCGCTCTATATTGGAGCCAAACAACGATCTCTATGTAGAGTTGGATTTCAATGCTGCCGAGCTAAGGACTCTTCTTGCCCTCTGTGGCAAAGAGCAACCAAAGGAAGATATACATGAGTGGAATGCAAAGAATGTATTTCGCGACGTAACAAGAAAGGAAGCGAAGGAGCGCATCTTTGCTTGGCTATACAACCCAGACTCTAAGGACTATTTAGCAAACCGATCATATGATCGAATAGCCGTTAAAGAAAAATACTGGGATGGTAAAATAGTAACCACGCCATTTGGTAGAAAGATAGAGGCGGATGAATTTCACGCTTTGAATTATTTAATCCAGAGCACAACGGCAGATATGGTTTTGAGACAAGTGATTAAAGTTTATGATTTGCTTAAAGACTCTAAGTCATATATAGCGTTTACAATGCACGACTCATTGGTGATTGACTTGGTGAAGGAAGACAAGGGATTACTAAAAGACATTTTTGACACGTTTGCAGAAACTGATCTGGGCAATTTTGCTATTTCAGTACGGGCTGGTAAAAATTTTGGTGATATGAAGGAAATGGAATGGAAGTAGTCGGTTTCGGTGGCGCTGGTTGTAAAATAGCGAAGAGTTTTGAAAAACACCCTCAATATGGTATTCATTATATCGATGTCGGCATTTTTGGAAAAAACTGCTATAGTCTGCCAAAATCAAACACCATGGAAGAGGCAGAAAAAAGCACGCCAGAGTTTCCAGAATTGGTAACGGCTGTTGGCAAAAATAAGACTTTCTTTATTTGTAGTGGCGGCGGTCGAACCAGTGGCGCGATACTAAGAGTATTAGAGCAACTTAAAAATGCCAAACTTAACATTGTTTATATAAGGCCCGATTCAAGCTTTTTAAATGAAGATGAATCAAGGCGAGAAAAGGTTGTTTATAGAGTTCTTCAGGAGTTTGCACGATCAGGCTTGCTTGAGAGAATTTATATACTTGACAATACAAGGGTCGCTGACATTTTAGGAGAATTGTCTATTACTGAATATTTTTCGAAAATAAACCAAATGATTGCCAATTCATTACATATGATTAATTACTTATCTAATTCAGATTCAGTTATCGGCAATGTGTGTGGGCCCAAAGAGACGAACAAAATTTCAACATTGGCAATGTACAATTTAGAAAAAAACGAAGAGAAACGCTTTTTCGACTTAAAAAACCCTAGAGAAAAACATTTTTATTTTGCGTTTAATGAACAGGCACTAGAGAAAGAAAAGGGCATGTTTAAAAAGATCAAAGAACAAGTAAAAAAGGCTGGACAATCTGATTCGATTTCGGTATCATATGATATAACAGCAACAACATATGAAACAAATTTTGCGTATGTTGTAACACATACAAATTTCATTCAGGGCGAAAAAATAGTTGACAAAAGCTCAGAATGAGGTATAATTATAGTGCGGGCTGGGAAAACGACCCAGCCTATAATTTTAAGGAGAAAAAATAAAATGGCGTTAAACATGAAGAAAATGAAGAGCAAGATGTCGTCCCTGCAAAGC